GGCGACCCGCCCCAGGGCTTTCAGGCCGACAGGGTGCACATTGACGAGGACGTTAACTCCGAGGCGTGGGTTCCTGAAATGCAGGCCCGCCTTGCTGACCGCAAAGGCGTCATGTGCTGGAGCGCGATGCCACATTCGACGAATGACGCACTTGCCGGCTTGTCGGAGCGCGCCGAGAGTGCAGCGGAGAAGGAAAAAGAGAATCCCGACATCGTCAAGTTCGTGCTGAGGTTTTTAGACAATCCGCACATTGACGAGGAAGAGAAGCGGAAGAACATCGAACGGTGGTCGTCTCTTGGCCAGGACGTGCTCAGGATGCGCGCGGAGGGCGAGTTCGTCACGGACTCCATTCTCTGCTACCCGACGTTCGCCATGCACGTCCACGGCTACGACCGAACACAGCTTCCAAAGAACGTGGTCCCCGACGACTGGTGCCGCTACGTCGCCATCGACCCCGGCCATGCCGTCACTGCGGCCCTGTTCGCTGCTGTTCCGCCCGACGAGTCCATGCTGCTGATCTATGACCAGCTGTACCTGAGGCAGTGCAACGCCGTCATTTTTGGCGAGGCCATGGAGCAGAAGTGCCGTGGCCAGCAGTTCCATGCGTTTGTCATTGACATGCACGGTGGGCGAATCCGCGAAATCGGATCGGGCCGCCTTCCAGTGGAGCTTTACACAGAGCAGCTGCGCAATCGTGGGGTAAAGAGCAACGTTACTGGCAGCAGCTTCCTGGCGGGCTGCGACGACATCCAGGCCCGCATGACAGCCACGCAGACGTACCTGCATATCCAGCCAGACGGCAACCCCAAGCTAAGGATTCTCCGTGGCGCAGTCCCAGACCTGGAGCGGGAAATAAAGCGATACAAGAAAAAGACGCAGTATCTGGCGGGTATGCACGTCGTTACCGACGCCCCCAACACGCGCGGTGACGTCCACGCCTGCCAGTGCCTGGAGTATTTGTGCGCCTACAGGCCGCGCTATCACGCCCCGCTTGTCAGTGCTCCAGACGAGCCGTGGTATGTTGAATGGGCAAAGAAGCGCCGAAAGCAAGCAGCTGGCGGCGATAACTACGTCTATCTTGGCCCAAGGACAGGGAACGCAAATGCCTGATTACAAGCAGCCCGACGTGAAGCTCGGCGACGCCGTCTATTGGTACAACGACCCGACCAACATTGGCGAGCCCACCCTTGGGTGGATTTGCCGCCGGCCAGGCTCTCAGACAGTCACCATCCTGGTGTTCGCCCCAAACGTTGGCTTCCTGGAAAAGCCAAGCGTTCGCCATGTGTCTGATCCGGGCCTGCAGGAGAACCCTAGCTGGCGCCAGTGGGGGTGCTGGGATTTTTCAGAGCAGACAAAAACCATGATGAAGATTTCCGCGGCGACAGCTGATGTCATCGCGTCTAGCGAAAAGAAGGCACGAAAGCCCACCAATGCAGAATAACGAAACCGGACAGGACACTCTTCGCAGCATAGCCAAGGGTTGGCTGAAGAAGATTGAGCTTTCGCTGAAGCACAAGCGGCCCTTCTCGGAGGACGCGCGTGAGGCGATGGACTTCTTTGATGGCCCACACAACTGGTTCTGGAAGGACCAGTACGCCCGTGGCGAGTACGGCTACAACCGGTCCATTGCCCCCCCCGGCTTCCGAATGCAGATCAACCGGGTGTTTGAGGCCGTGAAGCTGTTCGCGGCAGTCATCTATCACCGCAATCCCGTGCGGACTGTGACGCCCACAACCTACCCGACGGTGCCTCCGGAGCTGCTGGGCGCCTCTATGGACCCAGCGTCCACGCAGCAGTTCCAGGTTGCCGAGCAGGCGACCATTCTTAAAGAGGCCTCCCGCAGCGTGGCGGCAGACCTTATGAGCCGCTACCTCAACTACACGCCCAATGAGCTAGACCTAAAGACGCACAGCCGACGAGTCGTGGACGAGGCTTTGATTAAGGGCGCCGGCGTCTGGTGGACAGAGCTTGTAGAGGAGCCTGGGAGCGGGCGTCAGATGGTCGGTTCGTTCGCTGACTCCATCGACAACTTTACGATGGACCCGGACGCCACAGAGATCGAAGACATCCTGTGGTGCGCACGGCGATGCACGCACCCGATCGACGTTGTTGCTCGCCAGTACGGCCTGGACCGGGAGCAGCTGAAGGGAAACCTGGAGGGCCGTTCGGGCGCACGCGAAGTGGAGATCGGGGCACGCAGCCGGTTCAACGACGAAGGGTCGATGTCTGGCAAGACCGTTGGCAAGACTAACGACCTCATCACCTACTGGAAGATTTGGAGCAAGACCGGCTTCGGCGATCGCCTAAAGGACAGCCCCAAGGACACACGTGGCATCTTCGACGCCATCGGGGAGAACTGCTACCTGGTCGTCGCCGAGGGAGTCGACTTTCCGTTGAACGTCCCGCCGGCCATGCTCTCCGAAGAGGTGAACCCTGAGACTGGGCTTCCCGACGCACTGTTTACTGCCGTGCAGTGGCCCATTCCTTTCTGGGCGGAAAGCAACGGCTGGCCATTCGTCATGCTGGCGTTTCACCGAAAGCCCGGCTACGTGTGGCCAATCAGTCACGTCAAGCCTGGCATCCCGGAGCTGCGGTTCCTGTGCTGGGCGTTTTCCTTCCTGGCCCAGCGTGTGGCGACAAGCTGCGAAACCCTTATCGGCGTCAGCAAGTCAGCAGACCAGGACATCAAGGATCAGATCCTCTCGCAGTCAGAAGCGGGATTCAAGGTGGTAGAGCTGAGTGAGATGCTGGGGCGGTCGGTTAACGATGTTATCTCCGTCTTCCAGTTGCCCAACGTCACCAACGAAATCTGGAACGTCATCTCCGCTGTCACAGAAATGCTTGACAAGCGCCTGGGAATGACGGAGCTGGTTTACGGTTTAACTTCTTCCCAGATGCGCAGTGCCACTGAGGCCAGCGTGAAGAGTGAGCAGATCAGCGTGCGGCCGGACGATATGGCAGAGTGCGTTGAAAACGCAATGACTCGGCTGTCTCGCCACGAAGCGCTGGCGTGCCGCTGGCTTCTACGTCCGGAAGACATAGAGCCCATCCTGGGGCCGATAGGCACGCTGTCATGGCAGAAGTTCGTGTCCAGTATGGACCCGTACGAGGTGGCACGCGAATACGACTATCGGATCGAAGCCGGCAGCGCCAGGAAGCCAAACAAGGCGACCCGCGCTGAACAGATGCAGATGGCTGTTCAGACCCTTGGGCCCGTCCTCAGCAACCTGCTGGGCATGGGGATTGTCGATCCGTTCAATGCGCTGATTGGCGACTGGGCGGATTCCATGGACCTGGACGCGACTCCGTACCTCATCCCGCCTCCCGCGCCTCCAGAGCCGCCTGTGGAGGAGCCCGTTCCGGGCGAAGCGCCTCCCGAACAGCTGCCCCCTGAAGAGGCGGAGCCCGAAGGCCCTGTACCCGATCCGGGGCCACCCCCGCAGATTCCTCCGGAGATGTCTCCATGATCCCAGAGCATATCGCCGAGCTTGGCCAGGATGCCGCCAGACGGTACGAGACAGCCCTGGCAAGCGGCGCCTCGGAGGCATTTGCTGACATGGTTGCCCACCAGGTTGCCCCAGGAACCAAGGGTTCTGACCGGGCTTTTATGGAAGGCCGCCTGGACGGCAACTGGATGGACGGAATGCCAAAACCTTTGGCGCAGCGTATGGTCCGCCAGGCGCGGGCGGCGGGCATAAACACTACAGGCAGGTTTTATATGGGTGGGCTTGCCGACAAAAGAGGACACCTGGATCCCCACGCCTGGGTCGACTCCGTTGCAGACGTTAAACGCGTCGCAAAGGAAAGAGACCTGGAGGTGCGGGGCATTGTGGACTACACGCCGCCAGAGAAACCGCCAAAGAAGAAGGTTGAAATAGCACCGGACATCCTTCGGGCTGAAGCTCGTCGGGAGATGAAGAAGAACCCGGGCATGCGTAAAGGCGACGCCGTCGAACGGGCAAGGGAACGAATCGTGCCGCACTGGAAAAGGAAAAAGTAAATGGCGGACCTGCCTCCACTGCTACAGCGAACCGCCTCGGAGTGGTCGGCTACCGACCCGTTCCTGCCGCGACGAATGCTTGCCATTGAAAGCGATACCGGGAAGAGCAAGGTTGGAGTTGGCATCAGGTGGTCTGAGACTCCCTACTCCCCGGATGTTGTCAGCAACCAAATAACTAACATCGTCTCTTTGACCCAGGCAGAATACGACGGCCTGTCTCCCAAAGACGCCAATACCCTCTATGTGATTAGCTGACATGCCAAACAAGATTGAGCGTCTGAGCGGCCATGTAGGGCCCGTGTCACTGACGGCCAGCGAAGCAACCAGCGAGGCGATCCCGTTTGGCGCGTCCGCGGGCGGCCTGGTTTTTGTGAACGCGCTCGCCACTGGAACAAAGATAGTTTGGCACGCAGCCAGCACGGTGGGGGATTTTTACCCGATTGTTGAGTTTGGTAATGCGGTAGAAACTAACGTTGAACAAGGCAAGGCGTACCCGGTGC